GCCTATTGGATCGGCGGCCATGCCTGACCATCAACAAGCTACCGACCTTCCTGCATCAGGTCACGAACGATCAGCGCCAGAACGTGCCCTCGATCAAGGTCTCGCCAGTCGACAGCAATGCCGATATCGAGACCGCCGAGACGATTCAGGGCCTCATCCGCCACATCGAATATTCGAGTAACGCCGATGTCGCTTATGACACAGCAGTCAACAGTGCAGCCGCCATTGGCTTTGGCTACTTTCGATTGATCACGGACTACTGCACACCGACGAGTTGGGATCAGGACATCCGTTTTCAACGCATCCGCAATGCCTTCACGGTCTATCCCGATCCGATGAGCGAGGAGCCGGATGGGTCTGATCAGAAACGCAACATGATCACATCCAAGATGGCGAGGCAAGATTTCAAGCGCGAATATCCGGAAGCTGACGCGTCGAATGAAGGTTTCCCCTTGGGGCTCGGGGATTCGTCGAACTCCGATTGGCTGGGTGAGGATTTCGTGCGTGTCGCCGAGTACTACCGCATCGAATATATCTCGGCAATCGCGGTACAACTCTCGAACGGCGAAACGGGCTGGAAGGATGAACTGATCCAGATGCCGCCCGGGGTCACGATCAAGGCTGAGCGCAAATCCTTTCGCCCAAAGACGATGCTCTACAAGATCACCGCGCTAGATATTTTGGAATCGACCGAGATCAAATGTAAGTGGATCCCGGTGTTTCCCGTGTACGGCGATGAGATCGACTTGGATGGCAAGGTGATTCGGTCAGGGATCTTACGCAACGCCAAAGATCCCTCGCTCATGTACGATTACTGGATGACGGCCGCGACCGAGGAAGTCGCTATGCGCACCCGCACGCCCGTCATTGGCGCCGAAGGACAATTCGAAGGCTACGAGGACGATTGGGAAGCGGCGAACGTCCGCAATATTCCCTACCTCGAGTATAAGCCGACCGCCCTTGACGGCCAGTTAGCCCCGCCACCGCAGCGTCAGCCGATGATCGATATCCCGAATGGCGTTCTGACCATGGCGATGCATGCCAATGACAACATCAAGGCGACCACCGGGTTATTCGATTCGAGTCTTGGCGCTCTAGGTAACGCCCGCAGCGGCATCCAGGAGCGATCTCAGCAGCGCCAGGGCGACATGGCGAATTTCCATTTCAGCGACAATCTGAACCGCACGGTGCGCCATGTGGGTCGCTGCATCATCTCCATGCTTCCCGGTTATTACGACGCACCGCGGATCGTGCGCATCATGGGCGAGGATGACTCGATCAAGCCCGCGCCGATCAATCAGCCGATCCCGCCGGAGCAGCAGCAGCCAGATGCGGAGACAGGCGCGATCAAGACGATCCTGAATGATATGACCGTCGGTGAGTATGACGTGACGGTCTCCGCGGGCCCGAGCTATTCGACGCTACGTCAGGAAGCCGCCGATTCCATGATCCAGTTCGGCAAATCGTGGCCCAAGCTCATGGACATTGCGGGCGATAAAGTCGTCAGGGCGATGGACTGGCCCGGCGCCACCGAGATCGCCGAGCGGATTGCGAAGACGATTCCGCCGCAGATCCGTGGGGAGGATGGCGAGGACAAAAACGCGCCGGTCGTCAACACGCCGAAAGGCCCCATTCCGGTCGATCAGGCGGCGCAGATGCTCCAAGAGATGGATCAGCAGATCCAGCAGATGGCGCAAGCCCTGCAAGAGGCCAAGAGCGGTATCACCAAGGCGAATATCGATGCCGAATCGCGCGAGAAGGTCGCACAGATCAACGCTGAGGCCAGAGCCGATGTCGCCGAGCTTACGGGCCTCGTGCAGCTCCTGATCGCTCGCATACCGCCGCCACCTCAATTGGCCGCGGATGTCGGTAGCGATCTCAATGACGATTCTCGCCCCGCGGTAAGTCCGCCCGCGGCGAATGGCGCAATGGGACAGCCACCGGCGCTGCCGGGTCCAGGAGTCGCTCCATGAGCGTTGAAGAAACTGTCGTTGATCCGGCACCCCCCGCTGTTGAAACCCCGCCTGCCGAGGCGCCACCCGTTGTTGAAACCCAACCTGACGCGAGTACTGATCGCGATGACAAAGGACGCTTTCGCAATCCCGTCCAGCCGCGCATCGATGAATTGACCCGCAAGGTGCGCGAGAACGAGCGTGAAGCCGCGTTTTGGCGTGCGCGCGCTGAAGCGGCTGAGAAACCACCCGCACCACCGCCCGAGAAGCCGACGCCTGACAAGTACGATGACTACGGCGCCTATGTCGAAGCGCTGACGGACTTCAAGGCCGAAGAGAAGGCCAAGGCCGTCCTCAAGGCGGATCGCGAGCAGCAAGCCGAGACGAAGCAGACCGAGACGCGTCAGTCGACCTGGCAGACACGTAAAGCGGAAGCGGCCAAGTCGATTCCCGATATTGATGCCGTGCTGTCCGCCTCCGAAGTGCCGCTCTCGGCGGCCGTGCAGACGGAATTGCTCGATAGCGAATTGGGTCCGCAGATCGCCTATCACTTGGACAAGCACCCGGAACTTGCTGAAAAGCTCAATGGCATGACCGATAGGCAGGTCGCGCGCGAGATCGGGCGCTTAGAGGCGACGATCGGGACTACGGCGCCGGCCGCTGCCACTACTGACGACATGCCAGAGCCTGAGCCCGCGCCGGTCATCACCAAAAAGACCACCGCCGCACCACCGCCCGTCAAGCCCATCGGCCAGGGACGTTCCACGGCTGTCGACCTCTCGAAAGCGAGCATGGACGACTACGTGAAAGCCCGGGTTGCTCAGGGCGCGAGCTGGGCGAGGAGATAGAGCGAAATGACCATGCGAGTCACTATCACCGGCCAAAATGTATTTAGTCCCTATGGCGTCTCATTGCCCGTAGGCTCGATACAGACGGTCGATAGTCAGTACGGTCAGTCTTTGGTGTACTCGCTGCGGGCGACCGATACCGATGGCGTGTTATCGGCCGCGCCCAATCCGCCTTTCGCCTCGAATGCCATCAATGTGAGCAGCGCGATATCGCTCGCGGTAAAGAAGCATCCCTTCATGCCAGCGGGCTTTGCCAACGTGCAGAAGGTCATGGCGACCCCGCCGACGGTTGCCATCTCGACCGTGAATCCGCTCGCTGCGGGGCAATTCTTTGCCGCGACCAATAACAGCGGAGCGAATCAGTTCGTGGACCTCTCCGCCTTCGCGGTGAGCTGCGCCGGCAATCCCGTGGTCGCTGGGCTGACGAATCCGAATCCAAATTACGTGAACTGGCAGTGCGTCTCGGCCGGCTCGGGCGCCACTATTGGCAGCTATTTCGGCGCCAACATGGTGAAGATCCGCGTGGTCTTCTCTAGCGCCGCGGCGACGCCCGCCATCGTCCTCGGGTGTAAGGGCTTGACCGGCAATATCCTGGCGAAAGTCAATGATCAGTACACATCGCTCACGCCGACGGTAATTGGCAACACGGGTGTGACCAATTTCTTCTCGCTCACTTTTGCGGCCCCTGGCACCTGGACAATCGAGTTCATTGCGGATGATGTCGTCAACTCTTTCTACTTCATGGGAATGTGGATCGCCACGGGCGATACGTTGATGCCGGCGCAGATCCGAGGCCCACGGATCATCGTCATGGGTGATTCGTTCACGACAGCAACGGGCTCGGGAGCCCAGGCGTTGGGTTTTGTCAATGTGTTTGCCGAGTACATGGGTTGGGATGATGTGTGGCCATCTGGCATCGGGGGTACAGGCCTGATCAGTCCCGGCGTGAACGTCAATTATGGCGCGCGCGTCGCGAACGATGTGTTTCCGTTCGCTCCCGATGAACTCATCATCCAGGGCTTTTTTAATGATGGGTCTAACACGGGCGCCGCCGTGCAAGCGGCCCTCACGGCACTGATCACCAATGTGCAGGCTAATCTTCCCACCTGCCGAATCACGGTGGTGGGGCCTTACGTCGTGAATGGCTCCGGCTACCAAGTGGGGAGCAATTCACCCTTGAGTGCGGGTGTGGTCGCGCAGCGTACCGCGCTGCCAGCGGCGGTTGCGACGTTCAACACACCAATGGTGCGCTATCTCGATCCCACGAGTTTCGGTGTGCCTTCCGCCAATCCGCAAACGGTGGCATTGACCTCATCTCCGGCCTCGGGCGCGACGAGTTTCACCTACACGGGTGGGCAGACGATGACGGCGGGGCAGACGTTTCAATTTCCGGACGGGTCACGCTGTTTTGTGCTTTCGGTCGCAGGCTCGACTGCCACGGTCGATAAGGTTACGAATGCGCAGACTGCGGGCGCGATCATCACCGCCTGTCCCGGATGCTATTTGCGTGGCAATGGTCATGTCGGTGCCACCACGGGCGTCGGCAATGCCGACTTTTTAGTCTTCACTGATGGCATTCACCCCTCGGCGACGGGTCATCTCATATTGGGCACGATGTTCGCGCAGGCTTATGCCGCGTCGCTCAACGCATGAACGCGCTAGTTCCATATTTTCTTCGCCCCACGAGTGCAGCCGCTCGAGGAAACAAGGCGCTCAAGGCTACAGCATTACCGATGCTGCAAATCGGGCTCCTTTCGTGCTCACGCACGCCCTCCGTCGATTTGTTCCACCTAACCCATTTCATTTTCAGAGGGCATCATGAGCAATACGTTAGCCACTTGCAGCATCCTCGCCAAAGAGGCGCTTGCTGTACTTGAAAACATGCTGACTTTCGCGAGCAATGTGAATCGCGATTGGCAGGATGAATTCAAGTCAAACCAGGCGCGCGGGTACTCCCCGGGCGCGACCATCAACATCAAAAAGCCGCCGCGGTATCAGTACCGGTCCGGTCGCGTCGCCGTGCCCCAAGGCACGGTCGAGTCGACCATTCCGCTGACGCTCTCCCAGGGCGGCACGGATTTGAACTTCACCGGGTTCGAGCGCACCTTGTCCGTGCAGCAAATGGAGGGGAAGCTGCAAGCCGCCATGGCCACGGTCGCGAATGAAATCGACCGGCAGGGATTGAATCTCGCGCGCCTGGCGACCTTCAATATCTTGGGCACTCCTGGCACCGCGCCCAACACGCAGGCGCTCGCGCTCGCAGCGGTCACGGGACTCAATCAACGCTTGGATGAAATGGGAACGCCACGCGACCGGCAGCGCTCGCTCATCATGAATCCTGCCTTGAATGCTGCTGCTGTCGTCGGCTTCGCCGGGATGTTCAACGGACAGACCACCCTCACCAAGCAATTCCAGCAAGGCATGATGGTCGATTCATTGGGGCTTGCCTATGCCATGGACCAGAACGTGGACACGCACACGAATGGAACGGCGGTCGTGGGCACCAACACGGTGAACGGCGCGGGCCAGCAGGGCTCGACCATTACGGTCAACGCCTTGAACGGCACCATCACCAAGGGCACCAAGATCACCTTCGCAAGCGTCTTTGCGGTCAACCCGCAATCTCGCACCTCGACCGGTACCTTGGCGCAGTTCACGGTGACGGCCGATGCCGCCAATGCCGCG